GAACAGCTGCGTTTCCAACATAAGTTGATGCGCCAGATAAGGCAGCAGTTCCGGATGGGATGACATTAGCTTCGAGTATATCGGCATTAGTGATCGATTGCGAAAAGGTATATTGTCCAAGATTATCTGCCAAGACTGCTCTTGTTCCGTTGTAAGGCGATCCGCATCCTGTGATGACAACTGATTGTCCTTCCGTAAATTCATGTATTCCCAATGTCGTAAATGTAGCAACATTGTCTGACAGCGATACAGCTTGAATTGGTGCTTTGAATGTAACAAGCATTGGCAATATAACTGTTTCTGCGGTGTCAATAATTTGGTTTAAGTAAGTGTCGTCATAAAGAGAAGAAGATACGCCAAGCACACTTCTTAACTGACTAGCAGTAATAATTGTAGGCAAAACGCACCTTCCTCTCTATACTCCCATTAATGGATGCCTGTGATCGGGAGCAACCACAGGCACTCAGTTAAATTAGGCTACTGCTAGCTTGCGGAATGCGGTTGGGTAGCGATTAACTACGCAAACATATCCGTAGATACCAATTTCAATGCGTCCGTTTGCAACGATATTGGCACGAAGTTCTACTGTGCCACTCTCGTGGAATCGCATTGCTTGTGATGGATAAACCAAAGCATGCTTGGCGTTAGCATCATCACCTGTGTAGTTAGGGCTTACAACTAAATCAAGTCCAGCAACTGTGCCGTTTGTTGATCCTTGTGTAATCACGCCGGCAGCATTTTGTGGTGCTGCTGCTGCAAATAGTGGACGGCTATCAGCTGTTGCTGCAAGTAATCCAGCAAAGTCAATGCCGTTTGTTCCACCTGAAGGAGCAACCAATAGTCGATTTGGTGTAAAGCGCATTACGCCATAGGAATCAGAAATTCCATCAACGATTGATGCGTAGATTGATGCGCCAGTTGATGCACTTGCATTCTGTGATGCGATTTGTGCAGCATATTGATCGGTTTTTTGTGCATAAGATGCAGCTAACTCACGAACCAATAATTCTGCGAATGCTGGGTCTGAACGATCAAACAACTCAACATTAACTACATTAGCACCAGCGAACTTAACAATTGTGTCTTCTTGAAATGTAACAGCGGTGTCAGTTGATGAAAACTCTGAACCTTCTGAAGTTACTGCAACAGTTGCTTGTGCGCCCAACTTAGGTGTGAAAATTTTCATTCCTGTTGCTGGTAGTGGTGCTCGCTCAATTGAATCAATAAATGGACGGCTTGAATCAATTATGCCAATTAGATCACGCAAATAGTTTGGTGGAACAGTTCCGGTGTTCTCAGTAACTGTTGCAATCTGTAATGCTGCAAGTAGGTCACGAGCATCATTGTCGCCACCTAGTGCTTTGATTTGTGCATTTAGATATTGTCCTGCTGTAACATTTGTGTCAATGCGTGGCTTTGTATATGCCATGTATTGAGCAGTTACAACTGGAGCTTGTGCCGCTTCTACCGCTTCGGTCGCGATAGGAGCTTCAGAAATAATTTCTGACACTTTGTTCTCCTTTGTTGTGGTTTCCTCAGCGGTTGCTTCGGAATTCTCTGGTGTTTCACTAGCTGCAACTTCAGCAACTCTTGCGCTGTCGATTGCAGGTTCAGTTACCAAACTGACCTCTTGTAAAGAACTTTTTTGGATGCGTAATACGCCTTCGACATTTTTCCACTCGTTAATTTTAACTCCAACACTAAAGCCGTCGCGTAATCCAGTAGCTGCTTCTTCCAAAGCGTCATCCGCAGAAAAAGTTTTTGCCAGACGAAAGGTCGCCTCTAAACCTGTATCTGTTGCAGTTATATCAACAAGTTTTCCAAGTGGCTTTGTTCTTTCGTGCTCAAGCAATAATTTGACAGGCTTTGAGAAATCAATGCTGTCTTTTTCAAATACTGTTAATCCTGCGCTAGTTGAACCCTGCTCATCCCATGTAACAATTTTTCCTGAGATTGTGCGTTTGTTTGTATCAGCAGCTGTTATTTCTATTGGGAAATTAATCTTCATCGGATTAAGTCCTCCTCCTCTTGGATTTGCTCAACGCTCATTGCGCCAATGCGGTTTAGGATTTCATAAACTTGAGCACGCTCTAATGCTGAACCTCTCAAGAAATCATCAATGTCAAATCTTGTTTCAATTCCATTAGGACAGAAATCCGCAGCTGAAAGCCTTTGCTCAATCGCGGTTAAAATTGGTCGTAGTGAGAAATCAATAAGTGCTTTGCGTTCCATGACTGTTGTGCTATAAGTCATTGAGGTAGTTTCGGCAGATATAAAACTTGCCGGAATGCCGCTTGCTCTGCTAATTTCCAGAGCTAGGTATTGACGGGCTTCATTGAGTTGAAGTTTGGCAGGATCAAAACCTAATGCTTGCAATTCAACATCGGCATTTAAGAATGCAGTTGATCTTGTTGATCTGCTAATTTTCCAACTCTCAAGCAATTTTGTAATTCGCTCTGGTGTTAAATTTGTGCCATTTGATTTAAGAACCATTTGTGGCATTGGCTCTTTTGCATACATTTCAGCAGCTTGTTCTAATGCAGCAGCAGCTTTAATTGTGCGACCTGCTCTGTTAAGTATTCCTTCATCTAATCCGTTAAATACAATTAAAGAACCAATTCCAAATGGCGGAACTCTTTTGCCATCTACTGTGTAGTATTCAATCTCTGTGCTATTGCCATTTAATGATGCAAATACTCTGTTAGGTGCAATTCTTGTCCATGCTCTAATTCTTGATGCATCGGTTGCTGAATATGCATCCATTACCATTCCGTAGCCCACGCCATAAAGCAACAGGTCTTCAGCTAACCATGCATAGATTGCAGAACCTGCAACTCTTGGATCTGGTTGCATAATTACACGATTTGGTCTTATGTGTTCATTTGTAAAATGATTGTATTGTTCAAGCGGTAAAGATCCGACTGTTGAACAAATTATATTTCTAGCGCGTGCTCCAGATGGAATAGCCATATACTGTTCACGAGATGCGGTTGTTGTTCCAAATAAAATTCCGCCAACTAATTGTTGTGCGTTGTAAGGTGCAAGTGCAGCAGCTACATCTACTTGGTTAATTGTCTGCTTTGTGATAAATCGGTCGAATAATCCCATTAGCACATAATATACCATATATCCTAATTATCCGACTTGTATATCTATTTCCGTTTCTGGTTGTGTCGCAAAATAAGTTACTAAAGCGGTTGCCACAGATGCGCAAACTGCCACCCGACTTGCTCGCCTTCCAATAATCCAACTGCCATCACCATAAGGCAATTTTGCAGCTGATAACACTTGCTGGGTCAATTCCTCTTGCCCAGAATGTTGCAACCTGTGTGAGTTAATTGCTCCAAGCCATCTATCGCAACTTTCCGCGTATAAAGCCCCATCCATGTCGGTTGTTTGTATTCCGGCAGGAACTAGCCTTGATGCAACTGCCTGACTTGTCCTTTTGCTATAAGCCACAGTTTGAGTGTTGTATTTTCTGACATAAGGCGCAATGTCATTGGCAACTGCCAAATCATTTAAGCTGTAATCATTTGACCAAGTATGAAGCAATTGCACATAAAATCTTTCCCCCGATAATCGCTGGGCAGCTACTAACGCCCCAAATTTTCTATCAGGTGATAAGTCCAAACCAAGCCAAGTAGGTTGTTCAGGATCTAGCGGTATTGGATCTATTTGGCACAAAGCCCATTTGTTGGCATCTATTGCAGCGTTAATTGTATCTACCCATTGACAAAGCACTTCGGTTCTAACTATGTCGGGCGGATCATTTAGAACGGCTTTGAGGTTGTCGGGATGGATGGTTGCGCCAAGCGATGGGTTGGCTTGGGCAAATGCTTCCCAATTTATTTCACCAGACGGAAGGAGTATTGGTGCATCGGGTTCTGCACTCCACTCAAACCAACCTATCGTGTCGGAAGGGTTCGCGGCAGCTGCAAGTCCGCGTTCCCGAAGTTTATTCAAAATAACAGAATGCTGATCACCAGCATTTGAGTAAGTCCACACCTGTGGGTTTTTGGAACTCATCATTGTGTATCGCATTGATGACCAAGCATCCTCATCTTTGTATTCTCTTAATTCATCAAGATGAATTGTGGCTGGCGCTGAAATTCCGCGAGATGCATTGTTAGCAGCTTTAACTACGAACCTGCGACCACCCTTTAATTCCATTTCCTCCGCGCCATGTTGCCATCTAATCTTTTTTATTTCACTTGCCAGCTTGTCATTGCCTTCAATAATCGTAACCATCTGTCTAAATGTTTCTAGTGATGTTGTTAATCGATGCGCTGATGTTAATTGCAAGTTTTCGTTCCAGACATACATGCCGGTCAAGATACGCAACATCATAAATGTAGATTTTCCGTTTTGGCGTGCGAGGCATAAATTATTAAGCTGCGAGTGCCATCGCCCATCTTCTTTAACTTTATGACCATGAATAGCAACAAACTTTTGCCATTCCATCAAAGGTAAGCCAATCTCAGCTGCAAAATCAATCATTTCCTGCCCTTTAGACGGCAAATCGTTCAAAGGTGAGTGAATTCGGGGAGTTGCCACACCTCCTATTGTCGATCCATCTTGATTAGTCATGATTGCTCCCGATTCAAGTTCATTTATGGCGATGCTGTCAGTTCGTGGCTGATCGAGGCGTTTTGTGGGTTAGAAATAGAACGGGGGGTCGGTGGTGTTCTCTTGCTCTCAAAAAACCGCCCACCCTTCGCATAATTACATCTTTTGCAACTTGCAACTAAATTATCATCACTATCTAAACCACCAAGCCTTCTAGGTATTACATGATCGACTGTATCTGCTTCTTGGTTACAGTATTGGCATATAAACAGATCGCGCCTGAGTATTCGACTGCGTATGCTTCGCCATTGTCTGGTCGAACCACTTGCTCTTAATGCAGACTTACTCATCAGTAATATCCTTTACGATTATGGAAGGCTAATGCTTGACATGGCGTTTGATGTCTGTGCTCAATATAGCGTAAGCCTCGATCTATTTGTCTGAATGGATTTGTTTCTTTCATCTTTAGAATCTGTGGTATTCCAAATGCTGATGACCTTGCATTCTTAGCTGTTGGCGACCATCTGCTTTCTTTGTGCCACAGCTCTTCAATACAATAATACTCATCAACATCATTTAATTCAATGAATGCATATTGTTTATAATGCTGTGTTTTGTATTGACTATAAGCAACGGAATAATCTTTTAAAAAGCAACTGCTAAATGCAATTAGCAATAGGATCGCCCAAACTCTGCGCCTTCCGAGCCTAGCCTTTGGCGGCTCAGCTTTTCGATTTAAGATCGAACGCTTTCTGTCCATGTTACACTATCCCTCCAAATCAATTAACATAACCGCAGGTCAGACGGCAAGTCGTAATTCGTAAATCATCGGTCTCTAACCAAGTCTCTGCATAACCAGCATCCATTATTTACCACCCCATCCAGTTCCTTTAAATACAAGTGCCGGTGCTGAATACACTCGGTTCATAGTAATTAGGCATTTTGGACATTGCATAACAAGAACATCATCGTCAAATGAATTGTGTGTTGATGCAAATGTGCCGCACTCCCCACAGCTGTATTCATAAGTCGGCATTATTTACTCATCACTAGCGCACAAGTATGACAAGGCAAATTTTTGAACTGC